TCAGCTGTTAAAAAAGATTATTCTAATAGAATAGTAAAACAATATGAAAAAGATTCAGGTAAAAGATTTGAAAATTTAACTAATGCACAACAGACAGTTATTATTTCAGTTGCTTTTCAACATGGTTTAAATGCTACCAAAAAATATAATTTTTGGAAACAAGCTACGACAGGAGATTGGGATTCTGTAAAGAAAAATTTAAGAAACTTTAAAGATAATTATAACAAAAGAAGAAATCTGGAAGCAGATTTATTAGAGAAAGGAAATAAGTAAATGCCATTTGAAATGATAACAATGCTAGGGTCTACAGTACTCGGAGGAGTAATGAGTATATGGTCGCAAAGCATTAAAGCAAAACAAGCAGAACAAAAGATGCTTATACAAAGAGCAGAAGTACAACAACAAGGTTTTAAAGAAGCTAGAGAATATGATAACAAAGGTTTTCAATGGACTAGAAGAATTATAGCATTGACTGCTGTATTTGCTATAGTACTATTACCAAAATTAATGCCTGTATTTTCACCAGACACAAGTGTGATTGTAGGTTACTTAGAATTTAGACCTTCATTTTTCTTTATACCAGAAAAAGAAATAATGAAATGGGTAACATTATCATCTAATAGTTTAGTTATTACACCATTAGATACTAACTTAGTATCAGCTATTATTGGCTTATACTTTGGTGGTTCGTTAGTTAAAAAATAATATGATAGATAAATTTTTTTATAAATTCTTTTCTTCAATTGATGATTTATTTTCATGGTTAGAAACTTATTCTGTTAAGTTTACTTCTTGGTTATGGAACTCAAGAGTTAAGTTATTACATAAAAAAAGAAAAAGAAAATGATTAAAAACTTTAAAGATATTGTTGTTTTATTAATCACAAGTGGTGTCTTAATACTTCTTGGTGTTATTATTGTAGGAGATTATTGGGTAGCCTTAAAAGAAAATAGACCAGTAGATGAGAGTGTAATTGTTTTAATGAAGATGGCAGTCACAGGATTGATTGGTGTTATTGGTGGTTATATAGGTGGTAGTAAATGAGAGATAACAAAGTATTAGAAGTTTTTAAAAAGAAAGTTGAAAAGAAATTTAAAGAGATGAACATTTTTAAAAATCTTAGAAAAGAAGTAGAGATTGGTGCTAATGGTACTCAGTCTTATATAATAAAAGAAGGTGTTAACAAAGGTAAAAAAGCAACTAAATAATATGGACTCTAGTTATGAATTATTATTTTACAGGTTTACTAATTATTGCTTTTATATTATTAGCATTTTTTGGAGGACCTAATTTATGAAAGTATCACAAGACACATCAGTAAGTATGCCAATTAAAAATATGATTGGTATTGTAGTAGCTGTAGCTATGGGTGTGTTTGCTTATACAGAAGTAACAGCAAGACTTACCAGTTTAGAAACATCAAGAGAATTATTCCAAGCAGACTTACTTAAAAAATCAGAACAAAAACCAACAGACCAAGAACAGTTTATGTTGATAGAAGCTTTGTTTGAAGATGTAGAAAAGTTAATTAAGAATCAAGAACAAAATATGACTAACAAGGTTAATATAGAATTTCTTAAATCTCAATTAGAAAAAGCTTTAAATGATGTGGAACAATTAAAAGATAAGGTAAGAGCAAATGGAACAAGTCATTAGTACAGTCGTAGCATTATGTATGTTTATAGCAGGAGAGTTAACTGAGCATAGAATACAACCTGCAATGAGTGATTGTTTGAAGGGTAAAAGAGTAGCTGAAAGAATAGCTAATGATAATATAGAATATAAATGTGGAAAGGTACAAGCTGAACTTGAAGAAAATATTGATGGTTCAAAAGCAATTAAAAAAATAATAGAATAATGACAGCAGCAAAAATATATATACTAACAATAATGTTATGTGCAGTAGGACAAACTGAATGTGTTATGCCACAAATAATTAGTGAACATAAAACTCATTATGATTGTGTTAAACATGGAATGGGTGATGGATATGAAATTTTATTTGGAAGTGATTTAACTAAACAACAAATTAATGATGCAAAGTTATATGTTAGATTTAGTTGTGTACCTAAAGATATAGTTGAATCTTAAGAATGAAAAACATCTGAAGCAATTTTCTCTAAGTCTTCAGACAGCATACTAAACTTAGCATCACACTCCCTTAACAAAGCTTTAATCACACCAGCATTTTGTTTTTTAAAATGTAAAGCAATTTTATCCATTGGATATTTAGACAACTCAGTAATGAATTGTCCTTGATTATTAATCAACAATTTGAAACTCATTAGGTAAGCTTCTTTTCTTTTAGTTCTTTTCTTTTGTTTAAGCTTTGGATTGGTCTTCATGTTTCTTTCTAAGTAAATCTACAAGAAAGTCGTCATCACCTTTTTCTGCACTTAATTTAGTTAAAGGTTCTTGACCATCTTTATATGTTTCAATTGTTTTTATTCTAACAGGGTTAGTCATAAATACAGGAAATCTTTTATTACTTAAAGACTTGACCATAAAAAAACCATCTTCTGCCATACCAAATGTTTCTACATTTTTAATATCAATATCATCTGACCCTATTAAACAAAGTCTTAAATGATATACACCATCTAATGGTTTTACTGGCTGACCATTAATTCCTACTATCTTATCTGTCATTTTCAAATGTCTTATCGGTTGCATGATGGTCTAGTTCTACAGGTGCTACTGTACCTTGTTGTCCATCATCATCAGATAAACTATCTACACTTTCAGTATACATTTCATTTAGCTTATCATTGTTTCTAGTAATTTTTAATTTAAGATGTTCTTTTAATGCATCAATCTTTACATGAAGTATTTTATCTATTCGTTCATTGATACCATACATAGGTAAATCATTTAATGAAGATATGATTCTTCTAAAACCTCTTGCTCTTTTTTCTAATTGTGTTATCTGTGATTCTTTAGTCATAGTCTCTCTCCAATATCATTTCTAAATAGTGAATTGCTTTCTCAATATCTTTTTCTTTTCCTTTAGCTTTATGTCTACAAATATATTTGATAGCATTACCTTCTGCAAATTCTAAATGATTTTCATTTATAAATAAAGCTGGTTGTATTTTCATACTCTTATAATGAGTACCATCAACTTGTTCATCAAGTGAATCATAATTTGTTTCTTTAAACATATTTTTACTTGTCATTAATTGGTCCTTCTTCTGCCATTTTTTTTCTTCGTAACTGTTGTTCTGATGGCTGTAACATATCATTTAAATCATCAATTGTCAACTCTTTATTTCTTTTTAATTTTTTTACAATCCACTTATAACTCCAAGGTTGTAATCTAAAAGTATCACCATGATAGTAGTGAGTTTGATTAGGCATAAAATTAAATACATTTTTATAATTAATCTTACTTGCTTCTTCTTTTGATAACAAAGATTGTAACCATTCAACTAAGATATGTTTAGCTTTTCTTCTAATAGGTTTCATTTGTTTTGCGTTCATATTCTTTTACTATAGTTTGTTAGTTGTTCTTTGTATTGACTTGTTATCTCTTCTACTAAAGGTAGCTTAACTACATCAGCTAACATAGTATTCTTAGCTGCATATTTAAATACTCTTAAACCTTTACCATCATTAGTATCTGAATGACATTCCCATTTGTGAGGACAGAATTGACAACCAATAGCTAAAGTTTTATTACCATTCTTCTCTTCTTTAAATGGATAACATTTTTCTGGTGGTGTATCTTGCTCTAGTGATACTCTTAAGTCTGTTATTAATTGTTTAACATTAGGTTTAGCCATATCATCAGGTTTGTAAAAACATATATCACCATTTGATTTATCAACAACTAAGAACCCTCCTTCTTTTGTACCACATCCTGCTTCATATCCTGCTAACTGGGCATGATAACCAAAGGGGTCATCACCTACTATCTCACCTGATTTAAATTTCTTAAAACTAAATGAAGAAGCAGACTTAACATCACATATCTCTCCATCTATTATACTATCTATATGTCCTGACACACCTTCTACTTCTACTTTTCTTTGTTGGTCTTCTACTTTATGACCTGCTAACTCAGCTAAGTAAAGTACTAAGTGTTCAATGATATGACCATACAAGAATTTTAAATTCATTCCTGTGTCTTCATCTTTTCTATCTTTAGGACTATGTTTATCATACCATAGTTGTCTAGATGGTTTTCCTATTGAGGACATTCTTAGTTGTCCTTCTTTATCTGGTTTAACTCTTGGTGTATTCCAAGCTAACATAGCTTCTTTAATATTATTTAAGAATACACCCATGTTTTCATCTGTTATGTTCAGAGACTTACCTTCAGAGATACCAGAAATTAAAGATTTGATATCCTCTGCTAGTGTACTAATGTGTTTCTGACCAGTTGTTTCCGACTTTGTATTTTGCATTTAGTGGACACCTTACATTTAATTGTTTACCTGCTTCAATAATTGATTGTACTGCTAACTTTCCAAATTGTTCTGTCTTAGATTCTTCAACTTCATATTGGAACTCATCATGTACATTCACTACTGGGTAGGCTTTTATTTTATTTATACTAACATATTCTTCTAGCAATGTCAACGCATATTTCATAACAGTTGCACCTGCTCCCTGCAACAAAGTATTCAATGCTGCATGAGGATATCTTATTATTATTTTTCTTTGGTCAAGTCCTCTGACCCATCTTCTACTAGCAATTCGTTCCACCTTTTCTCGTAAGCTTCTAAGACTTGGTGTTGCTCTAAGAAATTTTTCTTTAATTCTTTCACCATCTCTTTCCGAACCTCCAATGATACTTCCGATTTTTTTTGAACCTGCTCCATAGATGAATGCATAAATAAAAGTTTTGCTTTCATCTCTTGATGCCAAACCAGCAGCAATTTGATTTGTAGTGTGTATATCTCCATTAACGACTTCATGTATATAATCCTTATCATTCATGTAGTGTGCTAACATTCTCAACTCAAGTCCTGAAGCATCAACACCTACTAATTTATAACCTTTGTTTACTACCCATAATGCTCTACACTCTTTACCATATTCAGAATGCACAGCAGGAATTTGAGCCATGTTGGGCGACTGATGACTCATCCTTCCAGTTATTGTTCCATTGGTAATAACTTTGCCATGCACTCTACCATCCTCCTTAACAGCTTCAATCCAAGAACTTACTTGAGCAATTCTTTTCTGTAGCATTAAGAATCTTTTTATTAATTTAGCTTCAGGAATATTATGTATCTCAGATAATACTTTCTCATCTACAATCGTATGTCCTTTATCAGTTTTCTTTTTTGGTTTCCATCCAAGAAGAACTAATCTTTCAGCAATCTGTTGCCTTGAACCTAAATTAAATTCTTTGTATTTTACTTTAATGAAAGGTACACCCTTCACATAACCTCTTGATTTGTTATTAGACTTAGGTATAAACTCTTCTTCTATTTTTAATGGTGGAAAAGTTTCTCTAACCTTAGAAGTTAAATCATTCATGTCTTCTTGAAACTTACATTGTAATTCATAAGCATCAATAATATTAAGTTTAAAACCTTTATCATGTTGTGCTTGAATTATCTCTGCAGTTTTATGTTCTAACTCTATTGATTGTCCAAAGTCTTTTGTTTTATTAATTAAAAACTTATACAATCTATCTGTTAACTCTACATCATTTCTACAATAGGTTAACATCTCTTCAGTAAAAAAATCAAATTGTTCAAAGGGTATCTTAGCTTGTCCTAACTTAGTACCCCAATTTTTTAATGAGTGTCCACCTTCTATCATAGGATTTAATAATCTAGATAGTATTAATGTATCTGTCTTCTTACAATGAGCAAACAAATCATAACCAAAAATTTTATTAACAACTGGTATATCAAATCCAATTATGTTATGACCTATTACTTCTTCAGTTTGTTTTATAAACTCTTCAAACCTATGTAAGTTATTCTCTCTAAATTGATAGTATGTATCATTGTGTTTACAAACAATACACCATATCTTATCTGCTGTCATGGTTGTTTCTATATCAAATACAACCTTATTAAAAGTCATCTGACTTTACCTCTGTCAATCTACCAGTATCAATATCATACCTTAAGTCACAACAAGGACCAGTTATACCAGAGAATCTATTCTTTAATACTCTTATCCTAGTAGTGTTCCTAACTTCAGGGTCATCATTCTGTGCGTCTCTCTCAAGCCCTATAACCATGTCACTTAGCTGTCCTATACTTGCCGAACCTCTAAGTTGTGATAGTGAAGTTGCTGCACCTTCCTCATGTCCTTTACCTTCAGGTCTTCTAAGGTGTGATACAACTATCATAGATACTCCTGTCTCTTGAACAAGTGTTCTAAGCCTAGTCATAATTTCATCTAATGCTCTTCTCTCATCACCATGCTGTTGGTCTGATACAATAATACTTATATGGTCAATGACTACATACTTACAATCTAAACCTTTAGCTAAGAACCTAACTCTTGAAACAATATTATCAATAGAGTTAGAACCAAAATGGTCAAACATAAATACTCTACCAGTACCTACTGTTGCATCAAAGTATGTTTTCATTTCTTCTTTACTTACATGAACATCTGGCAAGTGTAATCTTTGATTAGCTTCAACACTCATTAAACCTTTTGAAGTTATAACTGGTGTCTCCTCTAACATTAACAAACCAATATTATCTTCTGTTGATTTTATAATGTGATGTACTACCTCTCTCATTACTTGAGTCTTACCTAGTCCAGACCCTGCTGTAAAAGTTACTAACTCTGAAGG